TCAGGCGCGCGCGCCAACGATTTGGGCGGCCTCCAGCGCCCGCACGCGGCCGGCCAGCTCGCGGAGCGCATTGACACACACGAATTGTAGGTCGTGCGTGTTAATGCCTAACACCTCTGTCTCCACCCCGCCCAGGCGCGCCCACGTGCGCCGGACCAGGCTCGGCATCACGCGCACGAGGGCCTGGGCGTTCCATCCCACGCCCTCCAGGCCGGCCAGCTCGGGCACCTCATCGCTATACGTGTAGTGGATCGGCGCCGGCAGCGCCAGCAGAGCATCGAGCCCCGCCGTGTACGGCCGCTCTAGGTCCCGCCGCTTCAGCCTCGCGTCTGACGGCACCGTCCACGTATTCGTGGACGGCTTGGCGGCGCTGTCACTACTTAGGTGTAACTGGTACGCCGGCGCCCCGTGGCCTAATGCCACGTTGCCGTTGCGGTCGATCGTCAGCGCCGCGATCGCGACCCCCCCGCTGTTGCGTGTGCATAACCCGATTCCTGAGTTGTTATTGTTCGGGATAAACACCAGATCCGTGGTGTCCCCGGTGGCCCACCCGGTCATCTCTACGCGGAACACGCCGGGGTAGGAGGCCCCCGTCCGCTCGATGCGGATAATCTCGCCGGCGTTGTGGACCACGTGTAATCGTGCAGCCGGCGCGTTGGTGCCGACGCCCACCCGGTCATTGGCATAGTCGAGCGCCAGCACGCTCGCGTCGAACGTGCATCCGGCGCCCGCGGCGTAATCGAACGCGCCGTTGATGTAATCTTGGATCTCTTTCAACCGCGTGTTGACCGTGCCCGAGGCCAGCGTGCTCCCGCCGGACCAGCCCTCTGTCGCCAGGATCGGGGTCACTGCGAGCGCCATGTCACGCCTCCTCCAGATCCTGCACCAACTCAAGGACCACCGTGTACGTGCCGACGTCGACCCAGACCACCTCCGGCGTTCCGCGAATCCGGCAGCGCAGCGTCCCCGTCGCGACCGCGGTCCCGTCGGCCAGGTGTGTCCCGTCGGCGACGATCGCAAACCGCCCGCCGACCCACAGCAGTAACGGTTGGGCTTCCCCGCTATACTCGCGCAGCGCATTTTTCAGTTGCGACGCCGCCAGCGGCGTCAGCGCCCCGCACGTCAGCCGCTGGCAGAGCAGGCTCGGTCCCCGCTCGCTGGCCCGGGCGACCTTGCCCAGGCTCCGCCCGACGGCAATGTTTGACTCATACCACTGGGGCCACGGATACTCCGGGCCCCAGTCCAGGGCCACGATGGTCGCCCCGGCCACGGTCTGTAGCGCGAAGTCCGTCACGCCGCCCCCCTCGAGGCCGTCGGCCGCGCCGGACCGTCCCAGGCGACCGTCGCCGTGGCCGCATCCAGCCGTAGCGGCGCGTCCAATGGCACCCCTTCGTATTGCGCGACGGCGGCCAGCTCTTGGTCGATCGCCGCGAGCTGTTGACGCATCTGCGCGACCGCCCCCTCCAGCGCCGCCCGCACGGCCTGCCGCTGAAAGTAGAGTCGGCTGAACTTCAGGAATTGGTCATGGGTGCGAAAGCGGACGCTCCTCGACGTGGCCATAGTCATCCCTTCCCTAGCCGGCGCGCCAGGTCCTCGACCAACAGCGCGCGATCGATCGCGGCCAGCACGGTGGCGACCGCGGGCCGCGCGTCAGCCAGGCCGCGGTGCTTAAACTGCACGTGGCCGCCCGCGAGGAAGATCCGCACCACTTCGCGCGGCATCAGATCCATCCCCTCGGGCGTGGGCGCCGCCCCCGCCTGTCCGGTGGGCGTGGGCGCCGGCGGGGCGGCGTGGGCACGCTGTCCCCGGGCAGCCATCACACGCCGCCCGCCGCGTCCGCGGGCGCCGGATCCACGGGCAGCGCCGCCGCCGCGTCGGTCGCGCCCACCAGCTCCAGCGCGGGATGGCCCGCGCCGGGCAGGGGCGGCGTGGCCAGCCACTGCGTGTGCAGCGCGGCGATGGCGGCCCGCACGGCCTCTCGGGTGATCGCGGCCGGCCAGCTATACACCCGGGTCTCGGTGCGGCCGTCGGCCGCGACGTGCTCCACGGTGCCCCGCAACGCCGCCCGCGTCGCCCCCACCATCTCCATCCCCAGGATCGTGTAGCCCGCGTCCATCCCACCCCTCCCGCGGCCCACGGCCGCTCAGCCCGCCACACACACGATCTCACACCGGTCCGGCTGCCCGCCGGCCGGGCAGAGGGTGCGGTGGATCGACTCGATCACGCAGGGCTCGGCGGCCCAGCCGCCCGGCAGCCGCGCCGCCGTGATCCCCAGCGTGTCGCACGGCTCCAGGTGCAGCGTGGGCAGGCCAAAGCACGCCACGTGCGCCCGATCGCGCACGTCCTGGTGGTGCGCCAGCAGCTTGGCCGCCACCGCGGCCGCCGCCGTGGCATCCTGGAGGAAATCGTTCTCCAGGATACACGTGTTGACCGTCCGATACCGGGTCTGCGACGCCGCGTCCGCGGCCTGCACGACGGCCCAGTAGGCGCCCGTCACCGGCCGCTTGGCGTAGAGCACCCACAGGTCGTTGACCAGGTCCGTCAGCCGCGTCCGGCCCACGCGGATTGGACCGCCTCCGGACTCTGGCCCCAGGACGTCGGCCGCCCCCGGCCCCTCGTTGATCGTCATCGCCGGCGCCGCGGCCAGCGGCAGGACGTACAGCTTCCACGTCCCGGCCTGGTCGAGGAAAATCCGGCTCGCCGTGCTGGTGGCCAGCCGATAGAGCAGCTCGCTCGAATCCATCGCGCCCGTCAGGGCCCAGTCGGCCCGGATCCCGGCCGCCGCGCAGGCCGCGCGCGCGGCGGCCCACGTGGGCGCGTCCAGCGCGGTCGGCGCCAGCCCCAGATAGGCGGCGTGGCACAGCAGCAGCCGCGCCTGGTCCGCCGGGTTTGTCACGATGGCGCTCGGCGACCCGGTGTAGGTCCCGCTCGCGTCATCCTGCCATCCCCGACCGTCCGCCGTGATCACGCGGCCGATGGCCACTTCGCCGCCGCTCACCACCACGTCGGTCGTCCGGCTGGTGCTGACGGCGGTGGACCCGCCCAGGTTCGCCATGCTGGTCGTCGTGGCCCCCACCAGGCTGCCCATGCTCGCGGCCGTGGCGCCGGTCAGGCTGACCATGCTGGTCGCCGTCGCGCCGGTCAGCGCGGCCATGGCCGCGGCCGTGCTGCCCGACAGGCTCGCCATACTGGTCGTCGTGGCCCCGCTGGCCGAGGCGGAGATGCCCGCCGCGGCGTCGGCGGTGCTCGCCACGACGGCCGTCACATCCCGCTCGATCATGGCGACCATCGCCGAGGTCACCTGCGCGCCGAGTGCGATGGTGTAGGATGTCCCGGGGCTGGTGTCCGTGCCGAAGGCGTCCGTTGTGCCGCTGGCGATATCGTTGGCCGAGATCGAGCAGATCACGGTGGTGTCCCGTTTGATCTTCACGGTCTGATCGCCGGCCCCCGAGGTATTGATGCTGGTCACCCGCATGTGGAATGAGGCCGTCGTCCCGCTCTTCGGCGACGCGGCGAACGTCAGCGTCGTCGTCGCGCTCGAGAGGGTCGTCGGCACCGTCGGGCTGCTCGGGTACTCGTGCACCCCCTTGTCCGCATCGTGGTCGTGACTCCCGGTGCCCATGCTGTGGCCGTGCTCGGCCGTCGTGCTGATGCTCCCGGGGCTCTGCTCACTGCTCACGCCGATGCTCCCGGGGCTCTGCTCGCCGGTCGTCGTAATCGACCCCGGGCCCTGCTCGCCGGTCGTTGAGATCACGCCGGGGCTCTGCTCGGTCCCGGTGGTGATCGCGCCCGGCGTCTGCTCGCCCGTCACCGTCGACGTGTGGACCGGCTGTTGCGTGACCGTGGCCACGGCCTGGCGCGTCGGTCGCGCCGTGAAGTGAATCAGGGTCGGCCCCGACAGGTCCACGCTGTACGCGCCGGCGTCCTGCCGCACGCCGTCCACGAAGACGGCGTCGATGGCCTGGCAGGCGTGCCGCGCCCACTCCCAGGTGTACTGCGCCCGGACCTCCCAGCAATAGGCCCCCTGTGGGTGCGCGGCCGCCGTGGTGCCGCCCGTGCCCCGCGTGCACCCCGTCAGGGCTAGCGTCGTCTTGCCGGTATAGGTGACGCGCTCGGCCTCGACCTGCACCGTCCCACTGGCGGGAAACAGCGCCGCCAGACCCAGGTCCGACAGCGGCAGCGTGGCCTGGCCCGCCGTCACGGCCGCGGCCAGCGCGTCCGCGGCGCCGGCGTCCACGGCCAGCGCCTGCAGGCCGAACACGGCGCCGAACACCTCGTTCCGCACGGCGCCGATGGCGTCCGGATCTGCGTGCGGGTACAGGGTCGCCGTGACCCGGCTGCCCAGCACCCGGTGCATCCGGGTCGCCCGCAGCGCCACCAGGTCCGGCCGTGCCGGCTGGCCCTCGTCGAGCAGCTCGAGTGTGAACGTCTGATCATCGTAGGCCCCCTCCTCGGGGAGGAGCCCCACGCCGCAGAACACGGGCAGCGCGTCGTCCCAGCGCATATTGACCGCGCCCTGGCGGATCTCGATGGCCACGTTGTCGAACGTCTCCGTCGCCAGCAGATCCGAAAAGCGCGCGCCCGTGGCGTCCGGCGTGTTCGCGATCATCAGCGTCCCGCTGTTCCGGCTGACGGCCCCCCAGCGGTCCATGCCCTGCGACAGCGTCAGCCCCTGCAGCAGCAGCTCGCGGTACGCCTGCCCGCCGTAGACGCCCTGCCGGGTCGCCAGATACTGCGTCCCGGCCGCCCCGGTCAGCGCGATCTGCGCCAGCAGCACCGGACGGTTGGGCGTCGTCAGCCCGCCGTCGGCCATGGCCGCGAAGGCCGCGCTCCGCGTCTGCACTATAGCGCCCCGTCCCGCTGGGCGCGGCGCAGATCCGGCACCAGCGCGCGCACCAGCTCCGCGCTCCCCACCTGCAGCACGATCACCGCCGGCTGCGCGGCGCCGGGTCCGGCAAACAACTGCCGCCCGCGCATCACCGCCTCCAGGATCCGCGCCTGCTGCTCGGGGTTCGCGATCAGCTCCCCGGCGTGCGCCCGGACCATCTGCGGCGCCCCGATCGGTCCCGGGATATAGCCGCCGTCGGCGTAGCCCTCGCCGCCACCCGCGCCCCCGTCCCCGCCGCCCGGCACGATGGTCGTCACACCGGTCACGCCGGGCACGTAGCCGGGCGCGCTCGTGTCCACCGTGGTATCCCACGAGCCCAGGTCGTTGCTGCCCGTGTCCCACACCTCCTTCTGCGGATTCGCCGGGGTCGCGGGCGCGCTCGGGGCAGACGGCGCCTGCGCCCGGCTCAGCGCGTCCGCCAGCCGCTGGGCCTCGGTCGCCGCCGTGGCCAGTTGCCCGCCCATCGTCCGCGTGGCCGCGACGGCCTGCGTCAGCCCCTCCACCATGCCCTTCGCGCTGGCGGCCGACGCCTGGGCCGCGTCGCGCTGCTCCTGCTGGGCCTGGAGGATCTTCTTCCCGACGTCCTCCACCTGCCGCGTCAGCGACCGCACGTCCAGCCGCTCCGCCGCGGCCGCGGCCTGGCCGATCTGCCCGGTCGAGCCAGAGAATCCCAGCGCCCACCACTCCTTGCTGCCGATCCCGCCGGGCTGCGTCTCCCAGGCGGCCTTGAACGCCTGCGACCACTGCCCCGATTGCGTGGAGCGCCACGCCGAGGGGCTGATGTCGAACGCGTCCGCCGTGGCCTTGCCGGCGTCCGTCGCCGCCTGGCCCGCCTTCGCCGCCTCCAACGCCAGCGCCCCGAACGCCTGCTGGGCCGCCTTCAGGGCGGCCACCTGCTCCTCGCCCGACAGGCTCACGGCCTCGCGCAGGTGCTCGTGCGCCCGCCGCTCGCGATCCGCCAGCGCCGCCGCCGGGCTCATGCCGGCCTGCCGGATCTGGGCGACCAGATCCGCGGTGCCGCTCGTCGTCTCGCGCATCTGCCGGTCGAGCTGCCGCACCTGGTCGCCGTACCGCTGGTAATCGCTGGTCGCCTTGCTCAGGGCGCTCGTCAGCGCCGCGCCGTAGGCCTGCAGGTTCGCCGCCTTTAGGCTGTGCGTCTCCTGGTCCAGCGCCCGCACCTGCGTCGCGTACTCCCGCTCGGACAGGTACCCCTGCGCCAGCATCCCCTGCAGGGCGGCGGTCTGCTGCGTGGTGAACCGCTCCTGGTCCGCCAGCTTGGCGGCGTTGACCGTCTGCGTGGCCGCCAGGCTCGCCTGGAGGCTCTGATACTCGATCGCTTGCGTCCGGGTCGCCCGCTCGGCTTCCGACCCCGTCAGCTCCGCGATCGCCGTGGCGCTCGCCGCCTCGCGCAGCGCGGCCTCCATCTGCGCCACCTGCTCCAGCCCCGCCCGCCGCCGCTCCAGCGTCTCCTTGGCGATCGCCGTCTGCGTCTCCAGCTCTTCCCGCGCCCGCTTCTGCTGCGCGTCGCGGATCGTCCGGGCCAGGGCTTCCTGCGTCGTCCGCTCCTCGTCCAGGATCAGCGCCTTCCGCTCCGCCGCGCGCTGTTGAATCAGCGGCCCCTCGATGCCCTCGGTCTTGTTGGCCGCGGCCTTGCGGCGCTCCTCCGTCTCCTGGAGCTCGGACTGCAGCAGCTTCTCGTTGACGCTGCGCATCAGCGCCGTGTGCATCTGGTAGCCGACACCCTGGATTTCGTCCGGCCCGGCCAGCCCTCGCGAGATCCGATCGCTCAGCGTGGCCTGCAGGCGGCCGGAAGCCGCCTGGGCCAGCTGCCCGCGGGTCTGGGACGCCGAGACCTCCCCCTGGTGTTCCACCGAGCGTGTCAGCGCGCGCTCGAGCTCCCACTTGGCCGCGGCATCCTGCGCGGCCGCGGTCGGCAGGCGGACGGCCCGCCGGCCGACGTCCCCCCAGAACTCCATGGTCCGCCCAAGCCAGGAGTTCTCGACGCGCCGGGCGCGCGCCTCCTCGTTGCGCGCGATCTCCCCGAGGCCCTGGGTGATGCTGCCCGCATCCAGGGACACCGACAATTGCCGGATGGCCGCGAACCGCTGCGCGCTCTTCTCCAGCTCCTCCAGGCGCATCAGCGAGGAGGCCGCGAAGGCCCCGATGGCGATGAGCCCGCCGACCAACCCCTTGGTGGCCAGGCTCGCCCCGGCCAGGCCGCCCTGCAGTCGCATCGTCCCGAGCGCGAGTTGGGTGACCAGCGGGTTGCTCTGGCCCATCGCCATGGACATCGGCCCCAGCACCCCGCTCACCATCTCGGTGGACACCATCCGGGCCGTCGCGCTCGCGTCCTGCCGCACCTGGGCGGCCGCCTGCTTGTACGGGTTGACCGTCAGGTGCGCCGTCCGCGCGATGCTGCCCAGGGCCTCCTGCAGCGTCTGCTTGTGCGCGACCACCGCGGCCGTGGCCTTCGCGATCGGGGCCGGGTCCATGATCGTGGACTCGGAGAAGTACCCGCCCGCGCCGCTGGATGCGCCATACGGGCCGGACGTCATGGACCGCTGGACGCTGGCCATGGTCGCGGCCACCGCCTGGGCCGACGTCTTGGCCTGCCCCTCCAGCCGCTGCAGCGCGGTCGTGGACCGGTCCACCAGCGTCTGGACCAGCCCCTCGCCCTTCGTCGTGATCTCGTACTGCAGCATCACCGTCGGCATCGCGCCCCCCGCCCTCCGTGCCCTGGAATCCCTTGTGCCTCGTGTGGCTACCGGTCCCGCCGCCGCGCCAGGTCTGGGTGCAGCCGATCCATCCGCGCCCGCGCCCGGGCCTGCGGATCCCCGCCTCGGTCCGCCGGGTGCAGCTCCTGCATCACCTCATGGATCACGACCAGCCGCGCGATCGTGGCCAGCGTCGCCGCGTCGCCGGTCACGATCGCCAGGGCCAGCCCCGGCCGCGCGTCCACCAGGTCGCTCGCCAGCAGCCGGTAGGCGCGCAGGGCCGCCCGCTCCTCCGCCGTCAGGCGGCGGGTGTCTGGCGCTCCTCCGGAGCCGGCGGCGCGGAGGACGCGGGAAAATTTCTGAGTGCCAGCGCCATCTCGCCCTGCGCGTTGATGCCCTTGAAGGCTAGGTCGATCAGCTGCGTCTTGATGGGCCGGGGCACCAGGTACTTGTTCTGCCGGCTGCACGCCGCCGGCCTCCCGTCCAGCACGAACCCCCGGGGCCACTCCAGGATGATGTAATCCAGGCTGTCCTTGTCCACCTCGACCTCGTCGACCGTGGTGCGCTCGATGCCGTCCGCCCCCTTCACCGTCGTGGTGTGCCGGGCCCGGATGGCGTCGTAGGTCTCCGTGGGCATCCGCCGGTAGATCACCTCTATCGTCGGGGACTTCTCATCGTCCACGAGCCGGAATCGCTCGTTTGGGCTGATCAGCTCAATCGGTCCCATCGCATGCTCCTGTGCGGCGTCGAACGCGTCGGACCGGTCCGACGCGTCCGATCGGCCGCGCCGATTTAGGCCAGGTACGCCGCCTGGTCGTCGTACACGTACAGGATCACCACCGGGTTCGTCCCGTCGTCGTGCAGGTCGGCCTCGAACTTGATCGTCAGGCCGTCCTCCCGCACCCCGCGCCCGATCGGCTTCAGGTGCAGCCGCGGCAAAATCAGGTCGAAGCCGTACTTGTAGGCCCCCGTCGCCGCGATGATGGTGCCGGAATCCACCTCGATCTCCAGCGCCGCGGCCACCTGGCCGCTGTAGTAGGCGCGCTCCGCCGCCAGCGTCGCGGCGTTCATGTCCAGCTCGACCATGATGGAGCCGCCCCGGCCCGGGCCGTGGTCCAGGTGAGTCCGCACCAGCCCGCCGCCGGGCGCGTAGCCCTTGTCCAGCAGGGGCCGGTTGTCCCACGAGAAGCTGAGGTCGTTCAGGCGGTTCGCCGCTCGGAAGTCGTCTGGCGTGGCGCTCGAGATGTTCTCGGCCCCCTGCGTGGGCGCCGCGTCGACGCTGACGTCCGCCCCGGTCTCCAGCCAGCAGTAGGTGTCCTGCCAGCGCAGGGGGAGCTGCGCCGTCAGTTTGGCCGGGAAGGCGTCGGCGGCCGCGGCACGCGACCCGCTGCCCACCAGGCTCGCCTCCACCGCCCAGAAATCCCCGTTGCGGTACAGCCGGAACGCGCTGGCCACGACCCCGGTGTACTTCGTCTGCTCGCCGCCCACCTTCTCCTGGACGCCCACCGACGGCAGCGCCGCCGTGGCCGCCACCGGGACCAGCTTGTGGCGGTAGGCGGTCAGCGAGGCGTCCTGCACGTTGGCCGCCACGCTCCCCAGCGCCAGCGCGGCCAGGCCGCCCAGGTGCGTGGGCCGGACGGCGTCCTCGCCGTAGGCCAGGCGGACGTCCTGGCGAATGATCTGCTGCGCCGTCGGGTACTGCGAGCCGTGCACCGTCCCCGCGTCCGACCGCAGCACGTCCGGCCAGTCCGCGATCGCGTTCTGGCCAAAGTCGAAGAGCTGGTGCGCGGCCCCCAGCGTCCAGGCCGCCGGCCCCACGTCGTAGGTCACCTCCTTGTCCCCGAACGACACCATTAATTGGTCCAGCACCCGACACGGTCGCATCACCCACCTCCTTGTGGCACCGCGCACAGCGCATAGGGCTTAGGCCTCCGTGCCCTGTGCGCTGTGCTCCTAGCCCAGCATCCGGTACTGCACCACGACGTCCCCGATCACGACGGCCCAGCCCGTCTTGGGGTCGGCGGCCGTGTCCACCGCCGGCAGGTCCGTCACCAGCGCCGACTCCACGCCGGCGATCCGCGCGGCCAGCAGATTGGTGTGCAGCGCCGCCTCCACCAGGTCCTGCAGCTCGGCCGCCCCCAGCTCGCTCGCGCCCGCGTGCCCCACCACCGGCGACTCCACGTCGCGCCCCGGGTCCACGTACCCCCGCACCACGACCGTGGCGGTCGCGCGGACCACCTGCCCCGTCCCCGCGGCGCGGGCCACGCCGCCGTCCGACACGGTCAGGCACGGGCGCGGGAGCGTCTCCGGGATGATCTCGTCCCCCGTGCCCTCCCGGACGACGATGCACACCCGGTTCTGCACCCCCGTGATGGAGGCTTTCAGCTCGTCTCGAACCGCCTTCAACAAGGCCGTCTTCTGCATGTCGCCGCGCTCCGGTCCGCAGTCCGAAGTCTTCAGTCCGCAGTCTTCGATCTGATGGCCTCGGACCGTGGACCTCGGACTGTGGACATCACCCCACCAGCTTCCGCAGGTACTCCTCCAGAAGCTGCCACCACGTCCGCTCGTCCTCGGCCTGCACCACAAGGAACGGCCGGGGCGGGATATGCATCTGCCGCGTGTGCGGCCCCACCCGGCAGAATCCCTGCGCGATGATGCCCTTCCGCTGGACGACCTTGCCTTTGTTCGGTCCGCGCTTCACGGTGTGGGCATAGATCCCGTGCACATCGCGGGCCCGCACGCGCCGCAGGTACGGCCCGATCTGCGCCGGCCCCTGGAACCCCTCCTGGTGCACGTGGGCATACGCCGTGTTCGTCCCCACCCGCACCAGCCGCGGCGCCACGGCCTCGACCTGGATCGAGTTCTTCAGCGTCCCTCGATTGATCAGCGTCTTGGGCGACCGCGTCGCCGGCCGGTGCCGGGCGGTGAACCCGGCGATCTTCCGGCTCGGGATCCACCGCGGCCGGCCGCCCAGCTCGAAGTTCCGCTGGACCGACGCCACCAGGTGCGCGCCGAACGCCCGCAGCGGGACCGACAGATCCCGCACCCCCGCCGCGATCGCCTTGGCCCCGGCCCGCGCCGCCTCCGCCCCCGTCAGCTTCACCCGCATCTCGATCATCGTCGCTGCGCTCCGGTCCCCGGTCCGAGGTCCCCGGTCTTCGGTCTCCCGACCCCGACCCCCGGACCTCGGACCTCGGACCTCGGACCTAGTACCCGTCCAGCGTCCCCACCTCGCCCGTGCTGCTCCGGCCGATGGTGGCGATCCGATCCGCGGCCGTCCGGCTCGACTGCGCCGCCCCGCCACCGTCGGTCGCCACCGCCCCGCTCGTCGCGTCCGGCAGGACCATCTCGCCCCGGGCCAGGCGGCGCAGCGTGGCGATCGCCTCCTCGTAATCCTTCTGCCGCCGCTCGTTGGCCAGGCCCCGGTGGCCGTACAGATTCCAGGCGGCGATCGCCGCGGCCAGCTTCGTCAGCAGCGCGGGCACCGGCGCCACGGGGATCGTGTACCGGGCCCCCAGGTACCCGTCGATCTCGGCATCCGCGTCCGCGATGGCCTTCGCCACGACGGCGGGATCCGCCACGCCGTCCCCGTTGTCGTCGGAAAGCCGCACCAGCTCCGCGCTGCTCAGCCCGCTATTCGTGATGTCCGCCTGCGTGCAGTAGCTCATCGTCGCTGCGCTCCGGTTCGCGGTTCCCGGTTCGAGGGCCGCGATCCCCCACGCGGGATGCTCGGACCGCGAACCGGGATCCGTCGGGGGGGCGGGAGGCGGGGCGATGGGGTCTGCCCCCTCGCCCCTCACCCCTCACGCCTCACGCCCTACGTGAGGATCGTGTCCTTCCACATGAACCCGCCGTAGGTCCCGGTAGCCAGGATGTGCGTCTCCTCCGCGACCTCGTAGACGTCCTGGTGCCGGCTCGCCTCGCGCCAGGTCGTCGTCCGTCGCACCTGCCCGCCCTCCTCCGGCGAATAGCGCAGGCGCGCCTGGCACAGCGCCATGGGCGTCTTGAGGCCCACGGTCGCCGGGCGGTAGAACAGGAAGGCCGAGCCCTTGCCCGCGTTGGCCTCCCAGATGTTCACGCTGGTGAAGTCGCTCGCGTCCTTCTTCTCGGCCGCGCTCGAGTAGATCGCCCCCGCGATCAGCACCTCCTCGAGCTGGAACAGCGCGGCCAGCATGGGGGCCGTCACGATCGCCCGCTCCACGTACTGGATCTTGGCCTGGACCGCGCTGAGCTGCTTGACCTTCGAGTAGGTGTTACCCGACAGCACCAGCACGTTCGGCCGGCGGCCGATGGCGGACCGGATCGTCTCGATCCGCGTCTCGACGTCATCGATGAACGTGTTGGTGGCATCGTTCGGCGCCCACAGACCGGCCGCGTCCTCGCCCCCGGCGCCGGCGGCGGACCAGTTGGTCGCGTTGACCAGCGCGAACACCCGGCGCTCCTTGCTGAGGTCGATCTTGTCGCCGCACAGATCCAAGGCGTCCTGGTCCGGCTTCAGCGGCGGCGCCATCTGCGACCGGGACAGGCGCCGGTCCTCGTCCGTCACCTCGGCGGCGAACGCGAACTCCTTCGTGCTGATGGTCGCCCAGTCGATCGGGTACCCCCCGCGCTTGGCCTCGCCCCCGGGGCCGCGCATCTCGGCCTCGTCCCGGAACCAGGCGCCGCGCGGGTAGATCGCGATCTTGGCCTTCGGGTCCTCGATGTCGAGGATCTTCGCCACCCGGTCGCCGACGTACTCGGCGTTCCGGTAGGCGATGCTGACGTTCTGCAGCGGCCCCGTCACCAACAGGGACCGGATATCCGGCTGTCCCATCGTTCGCTCCTTTCTCCTGCGGGGTGCGGGCGGGCGCGCGCGGCCCCCGCCCGGTCCGTCGCGACAGTTAGACCGTGATCACGGGGGGCGCGGCCACGCCGGCGCTGCCCAGGATCACCCAGCCGGTGACGGCGTCGACGAACAGCAGCGACACCGTATCGCCGGCGTCGGCGAAGACGATGGTGGCCCACCCCGTCTTGGTGGCCGGGGTCAGCGTGCCGGCGCCCCCGCCGTCCGTGCCGAGTACGATGGTCAGCACCTGGCCGGGCGTCCCATCCGCCAGGGTGAGCGCCTCGGCGTCGGCCCCGGTCGTCTTCACCACCACGCCGTGGGTGACGGGGATGGCCAGGCTGTCCGCGATCGAGGTGGTGCTCCCCGTCTTCCAGAACGCCTCCATGGCGGCAGTGACCTTCTTGGCGCCGATCGCCGTCACGCCGGCGTTGGTGATCGTCACGTCGCCGCTCGGGGTCTGGGCCGCGCCCGCGTCCCCCGCGCCGCCGATGATGATCTTGCCGTCGGCCAGGGCGAGCTCGGCGACGGTGAGCGGGACCGCCGGCGGCACGAGCAGCACGCCGCACAGATCATCCTCCGCGCTGCTCGCCTCGACGACGACGCCGACGCGGTACTGGCCCGCCGCCGCCGTCTGGGCCTTGCCCGCATCCGCCGCGCCCACGTACTCCAGGGCCACGATGGCCCCGATGGCGAGGGCTTCCTTGGCGACCACCTTGGAAATTCCCCCACAGCCGAGGGGCGCGACCACGGCCGGATCGCCCAGTGTGGGCGCGTTCTGCAAGATCCCATAGGGGACGTCGGTGGCCGCATTCGGGAGCCGGATCTTTCCCGAGGTCGCGTCCAGCACGACGATGTGGTACTGGTAGTTGGAGAGGTCCTCCTCCGCCTCGTAGCTGTCCTTGGCCCGGACCATCTCCGTGGTGCCGATCGCCGGCAGCAGCAGGCCGCCGCCGCCCAGGAGCGCCAGCGTCTCCCACGGCGCCGCCGTGGCCACGGCACCGATCCCGATCCCCACCACCGCCAGGACGGCCAGGATCGCCAGCCCTCGCGGCGTCGTCATCCTCCGCCACATCCGCTGTACATTCATCGTCCGTTCCTCCTCATTCCGTGGTGCCGTCCGGACCGATGCCCTCGGACCGTGGACCTCGGACTGTTAGCGCTTCGGCGCGAGCTCCGTCGCGTAGGCCGTGGCCAGGTCGGGATTCGCCCGCTGCACCTCGGCGAATGCCAGGCTGTACGTGGCCTCCTTGTGGTCCTTCAGGTACTGCCCGGTCAACGTCTCCAGCTTCGCCCCGGCGGTGTCGCCGGCGGGCGCGGCCTTCGACGCCGGCGCCACCTCGCCGAACGTGACCACCTGCGGCAGCCCCTCGAAGAATCCCAGCAGGATCTCGCCCGGGTTCTTCGGCGGCTGCCCCTCGGCAAACGTCAGCGGCGTCTCCACGAGCAGCGCCTGCTCCAGCACCGCCGGCACCCCCGCCTCGCGCCAGGCGGGCAGGAACGTGCCGCCCTTGACCCCGGCCTCGACGAACGCGGCGACCCGCGCCTTCGCCTCGGCCACGCGCTGCGCCGCGGCCGTGCGCGCCCGCTCGGCCTCGAGTGCCTTGGCCACGGCCGCCTGCTCCCGCGCCGTCACGTCGGCCCCGCTGAACGTCCCCGGGCCCGGCGCCGCCTGCCGCTGGGCATGCGCGGCCTCCCCCTCGCCCATGGCCTTTTCCATGTCCCCGAAGAGGGCGGCCATCCCCTCCCGGAGCTTGCCCAGCATCTCCTTCATCGTCATCGCGTCCACTCCTTTCGTCCCCTCGGCCCACGTGGCCGCGGGCGCGAGGGGCTCCGCCGGCGGCTCCAGACTGTCCAGCTCGTACTGTGGGATCACGCGGTCGGCCGCCTCCTGGCCGGCCGTGCCGATCAACCACTCGCGCACGTTGCGCAGCAGCCGCCGGATCCCGGCCTCCCTGCCTGCCGCGCCCGCGGCGCAGGCAGGCTGGTAGTCCTCCAGGAACCCGATCCACCGCTCGCCGTCCCCGAACGTCACCGGCGCCAAGCCCTTCACCGCCGGCGGCATCGCGCCCAGAAAGCCGATGTGCCGCAGCGCGAGCTGCCCCGGCGTCGGGTTGTTCGGGCTGTCGGGCAAGTAGAACGCCGCGGACAGGTGCCGGTACTGCCCCGCGCGCACGGCGTCCACCAGCTCCTGCGCCACCTGCTTCGGCTTGGCGAAGAGCTTCCCCGCCTCCGCCTTCAGCGCCTCGGCCCACCCGTAGGCCGGCGCGTCGTGCGCCGGGTGCCCCTTGGTCAAGGGCGCCTCGTGCTTCGCCGGGTCGTACCCCGCCGCGATCGCCTGCAGGTCCGCCTCGGTGAACTCGCGCGTCTGCCCCCCCATGTCCGTGTGCCGCCCCGTCTTGAAGATCTCCAGCCAGCCGTCCATCGTCCCCTCCGCGCCCTGCGCCCTGTGCCCCGTGCCCTGTGCCGCTCGAAGGGCCTTGACAGCCCCGCCCGCCGGCGCTAGGCTCTGATTCTCCAGCCGGCCCGAAGTCCCTGGGGGCGGTGACGGGCCGGAGTGGGTGGGCGGATGTCCCAGGCTCCGTCACGCCCTGACATATTGCAGATCCCCTTTGCGCTTGCTGTTCAACTCGCCCGGTTTCGACTGGAACGCATCCCACAGCAGCCCGAACGGCCCGTCCTCAGCGATTACCACGACATTCTCGCGCCCGGCGACACCGGCATAGACGCCGATGTACCGCTTCCGGGGACGGATCTGCCCCGATCCATCCACCATGTTCGTCAACCACACCTCATATGGGTCTTCTACCGTCGGGCGCAGGTACGCCAGGTACTGCTCGCGGCCATCCGTATGCCGGGCGATGTGGGCGAGGGCTTTCAGGTCCACCGCGACCGGCTCCCCCAGCGGGTCACGGAGGAACCCACGCCGCATGCGTGTGGGAATGCCAAGGCGGCGGCGGTAATCCGCCTCCATCTCGTCCAGCGCCCCGTCGCGGCTGAGTCCGTGTGCCCCATAGTCGCCGAAGCTCGGCGTCTTGTCCGGTGCGCGCACACGATCCCCCGGCGGGATCTGGGATTCGCTGGGGCGAGTGAGGCTCGCATACGTCGCCGCCTGCTGCGCCGCCGTCGTCCATCGCTGCCCAAGCTCTGGCTGCTGCACCAGTGCTCGCAGCGGTTCTCCGGGGCGCCCAAACCCCGGCTCCGGATCCGGCGGCGGCTCGTCCGTCGAGACGCGGAGGCCCCGCGCCCGCAATTCGGCCGCGGTGAGCGGCTCCACGTGGCAGCGGCAGCCGAAGCCGACCGGGGGATACCAGGTCTGCCAGGCGGGATCGTCGGCCCGGTAGACCGTGTTGTGCATCGCGGCGTGCTCGGGTCGGGTCCGGTTATCCATCACCGCCACATAGCGCCAGTAGGGGAGGAGCGCTGCGATCTCGGGGTCGGCCATCTCGCGGTAGCGCGCCCCCGCATAGGCCTGCTGTGTATTGACGCGATAGATCGTCTCGATCCGCGCCGGGGTCAGGCCCCACACCTGCTGTTGCTCCGCCAGCCCCTGGATCTCGCGCGTGAAGTCGCGCAGCGGCGTCCCCTCCGTCAGCGACCGCTCCACCTGTCCCTGCACCGCCCCCAGGAAGTCGGCCTTGGTGATGCCGGCCAGGTAGAACGCCTCCTTGGCGGCGTACTGCGCCTTGAAGAAGTCCGTCGCGTCCCGGAATGGCGCCCCCTCCCCTGCCTGACCGGCAGGCGGGCGCGGGACCTCGACGTCCAAGAACTGGTGCGAGGTCCCTGCCTGCGCCGCGCGCGTCGCGGCAGGCGGGCGCGGTCCGAAGTCCGAAGTCCGAGACCTCGGACCGGGGACCGGGGACAGGAGACCGCGGACGCTCTGCGCGCCCAGAACGTCCGCCGCCGCCAGCGCCTCCCCCAGGTGCTCGCCCAGCGCGCGGTGCGAGGCCGTCGCGTACAGCCCCGGCAGCGCATCCCGGATCTCGGCCAGGCTCGACGCCCCGTCGACGAGCGTTAACAGGGCCTTCACCCACGGTTCCACGAGTCGCGGCGCGTGCTCCACGGCCGCGTCGACCACTCGGTCCACCGCGTCCTGGGCGACCTCGGCGGCCCCGCCCTCGGCGTAGGCGTTCCCACCCCCCGCGCCCTGTGCCCTGTGCACTGTGCGCTCTGCCCCGAGCACGCACACCACCGCCTCCAGCACCGCGGTCCGCCGGGCCTGGTCCGATGTCCCCGGTCCCCGGTCCGCAGACCTCGGACATCGGACCTCGGACCTCGGACCCATGCTCGTGATCACCCCCGCCCCCCCTGCCTTGTGCCCTGTGCGCGCAAGCGCGCCTCCGCCTCCGCCACGATCCGATCCAGCATCACGCCTGGCTCACTGAACCCGCCCGGTCCGACTTGTCCGACCGGTCCGAACTGTCCGACCGGTCGAACAAGCACCGCCTCGCCCTCGGCGGCCGCCGGGATCCCGTATGTCTCCTGGGCGTACCGCTCCGGGATCGCGAGTCCCATCCCCTGCAGCGTCTGGTCCCGCTGCGCCTGCTGCACCTGGTCGGTCAGCCCCAGCTCCCCCTCGGTCTTCGTGTGGAACCACGGCACCGGCACGTCCGGGCCGAAATTGAAATCCACGATCCACCGGATGAGCTGCGACGTCAGCACCTCGTCCAGCAGATCCGCATCGGCGAGCACCAGGTCCGCGCGGACCTCGCTCCGCGCCTGCTCGCTCCCCAGCGCGCCGGGCGTCCCCTCGGTCGTCGCCGTCTGCCCCAGGACCGCCTTGCTGATCTCGGCGTTCATGAAGCTCGCCAGCGGCGCGTAGACGTCCGCCCCCGCGCTCCGCTTCGCCTCGAGCAGCTCGACCGTGACCCCCTCCGGCACGATGCCGGCCGACTCCTGCGTGAACGCCTGCATCAGCGCGAGCAGCTTGTCCTGGTCCTCCTTGGTGGTGCCGGCGGGGAACTTGCCCAGCGGGAACGGCGTGCCGAACCGATCGGCGAACGCCAGCCAGAACTTGATCCCCACCTTCTTGAACCACCACGGCCAGTAACAGCTTTGCCCCAGCGCCACCCCGTATGGGTTCTCGGGCGTCGCGTCGTACTGGAACACCAAGAACTTCCGGTCCGGCAGCGCCTCGCCGTCCAGCATGTTGGCCAGCGTGAGCAGCCGCGGCCGCCCGTCCAGATCAAAGGTGAACCGGTGCGCCCCCCGCGCCCGGATCTCGGTCGGGACAATGCACCGCCTGCCCTGAGCCTGTCGAAGGGCCCACAGCACCTCGCCCACCGCGAACCCGGTCCACACCCCGCCCAGCAGGGCGCCTCGGGCCCGCTCGAAGCCTTTGATCCCCTCCAGCGCCGTGGCCACCAGGTCGCGCACCCGCCCGTCGGCCGCATCCGCGCTCGCCGGCAGGACCTCCCAGTCCTTCCCCAGCACCGCCAGCGTCCGCGTCTGGCACACCGACCGCACGTGGCCGTCCCGCTGCATATCCTTATAGATGCGGATCCCCCGCTGGGGCTGCTCCTTCAGGATCGCGTCCGGGTTCGGCAGCGCCGCGAGCCACCCGGCCAGATAGTCGAGGTCCTTCCGGACCGTCGCGATCTCCGCCAGCTCGGGTTGCCCCGGCGTCTCGGTCTGGGCCACCGCGGTCTCGTCGCTCATCGCAGGACCCCCATCCGGAGCGCGGCCAGGCCCAGGGCCATCCGCCGGTCCGCCAGCGACAGCGCATCCAGATCCATCATCTGTCTCCCCTCGGCCCGGCGGCGGCGGCGGGCGTCGGCCTCCCCGCGCTTCCGACAGGCGTCGCTCGCCCACCGCTGGGGCTTGCCCCGACCGGATCCGGTCAACGGGGCGCCGCATCCGCACGCACAATAACCGGAATTCCGGTTTTCCCCGGCCCCAGGATCGACGATCGCCGCCGCCCCCGTAGTCTGAACCCCGGAATCGCCCACAGCGCCTCCTGGCCCGCCTGCGCCCGCCTGACCGCTGGCGGGCAGGCCGCCTCGGCAGGCAGGCGCGTCAGACATAGGACCGGGGCACGGCCCGCCCTCGACCGGCATAGGCCGACAGCGTGTCGGTATCCCGGAGCACCCCGCTCGTCTGCGCCCCATCGAGGGACCAGGGGGCGACCGTCAGCCCGGCGCACAGGGTGGCCAGGGCGTCCGGGCCGTCGTCGTTCACCGTGGGCGACGGGAACGCCAGGAGCTGCTCGATCAACAGATCGGTCATGGGGTCGTCCTGCAGGAACCGGACGATCCCACGCTCCACCAGGGGGCTCACCGCCGCGATGCGGCTCTCCTTGGCCTCCGTCTCCTTCACCATCCGGAGCGGGAGGTGCATGTGGCGCTTCTCCCCCTCGGTCCGGAAGTACAGCTCCAGGCCCAGGAACCCCGTCTCCGCCAGGAAAATCTCGGTGGCCGCCTCTTCGAGCTGCCGGGCGTAGGCGGTCCGCACGATCGTGTCCAGGCTGACCCGGCGGATGTCGGGGCGGCGCAGGTAGATGTAGCCGTCCGCCGCCTGGCCGCCCTTCACGAAGGCTCGGAAGTCGCTCGTCTCGGACCGGCCGAGGCTCGGGTCGATCGCCTCCTTGACGACGTGCGCCTGGCCGGCGATGTCGCTCGCCCGGTACCGGACGAGCCACGCCTCCTGGAACAGGGCGGCCTCGTCGTCGCCGGGCGCGAGGAGCACCTCCTTCACGTAGGCGGCCGAGCCCAGGCGCCACCGGAGCTTCGCCGGGTCCGGGAACCGCTCGGGCCAGGCCGACGTCCCGTCGGGGTTCTCGCCCGGGAGGCGGGCATGGATCCACGCGGCGTCCGTGAGGATCTGGGCCAGGGCCGACTTCCTGGAGAGCAGCGTGCCCACCCAGAACAGCGTGCCGCGCTGCGGGTCGAGCGAGGGCAGCACCGCCTCGCGCACCCAGGCCAGCAGCCGCTTCACCTGCTCGGGGTTCCGCACGTGCTCGTCGTCCTCGATGTCGTCCAGGACGATCAGGTCCGGCCGGTGTGGGCCGTGCTTCAACCCGCGGATCGCCTGCCGCGCGCCGCGCGCCAGCACCTTGATCCCGTTCGCGGTGACGATCTCGTCATCGCTCCACGGCTGCCCGCGCAGGTCGCCGAAGTCGCTCCGGATCCGGGCGTTCTCCTCCAGCTCCATCCGGATGGCCATGACCAGCGGCCGGGCCAGGTCGAGCGAGCACTGCACCAGGATGATGAAGCGGCGCCGCTCGAAGCAGATCGCGTGCAGCGGGTTGGCGAAGCTCACGCGCGTGCTCTTGCTGAAACCCCGCGCGGCCGCGACGGCCACGGGGTCCTCGGTCACCTCGAGGAGGCGGTCCATCTCGGCGTGCATGGGCGCCGACGCGCAGGTGAAGTAATGCGGGAAGTAGGTCCGGCAGAAGAACTCCCGGTCCGTCTTGGCGTGCGCGATCCGATCCGCCTTGGACTGGGCGGTGTCGCCCTCGAAGGCCGAGACGTGCGTGCGGATGAGCGCCCGCAGCTCCTCGGCCTTGAGGTCGAACTGCTTCTCCGTGATCGTCGGTCCCCGCCGCATGCGCCCCTCAGCCCCCGTGCCCTCTGCCCTTTGCCCTATGCCCTATGCCCCGTGCCCTGTGCCCTATGCGCTCGCGCCCTTCACCTTCGCCATCAGCCGGTCGAAGTGCCGGTTCAGCACCTCGGCGGCCGCTGGATCCGTCTGGACCAGTGTCTCAACCATGCCCTTGAAGAACTCCAGGAAGAGCCCCGGCTTGTCGATGGCCAGCTTCCGCTCCCGCTCCAGCTCGAGCCGCGCCCTGTCCAGGGCCAGCTTCTCGTCCTGGAGGGCCTTCTTGTCCCGCTCGAGGCCCAGCTTCTCCTTCGCCTGCTGTGATCGGTCATGGGCGATCAGCGTCCGGAACACCTCGACGGGCTCGGCCTCCCCCATGCGCGTCAGGGCCGCCAGGCGGGCGTGCTCGATGATCCCGCTCAGGTCCCCGGCCGCCTCGGGCCCGCGGTCCAGGAAGTACTTCGCGAGCGCGATCCCCTCCTCGTGCGCCTGCGCCTCGATCCGAACCTGGGACTCGTAGAAGGCCTGGTAATCCCCGATCGAGGTGTCATTCCAGACGATCCCCCAGCGACGCTGAAGCTCCTCGAGGAGCGCCCTGGCCGTGGGGCCGACCCCTTGGCTCCGCAGCTCGCACTGCGTGTTGAGCCACGCGACGCCCTCGGGGGGCAGCCCGGCGATCCCGGCGAAGCGCCGGATCGCGGGCCGCGGCTCTGCCGTGCGGCGCCGGCCCATCAGACGATCCTCACGCCGGGGTCGTGCCGCGTCCCCTCGAGGAGGCCCTTGCCGACCGGCGTGATACGCCAAGACAGGAACGCGCCTCGGCCTGGCCCCCGCGGCTCGATCGTCTTGTACTCGACCGCCCCAATGCCATTCAGGTAGCCGCAGATGTCTCCGCGCAGCTCCCCGTCACTGAAGTGCTGTTGCCAGTTCGCCATCTTCGCACGGAAGAGATCGGCGTCCATGAATGTGGGGTCACTGGATGACGTGACCTCTCGTTCGCGCACGTCCCATTTTTGCAGGATGCGCAGGGCAACACCTCGGGCCACCGCCAGCTCGATCGGATCCATCACTGCGCCCTCCCGTGGAGTTCGCTCACCGACTGGGCGATCCCGCCCAACACCTCGTGGGCTCGTCGGTCGTTGTCCTGCAGCCGGTCGATGACGAGCCGAATATCCAGATCCATCGCATCCAGCCGCCGGAGCACCTCGGTCTGCATCGCCGAGCCCTGCGAGCCCGCGTGATCGACCGACCTGGCCAGTCCCTGCATCGCCGCCGCCATTGCCTGCTGGGCGGCAACGAACTGCGCGATGAACTCCGGCGGCCGCCGGAGCAGCAGGAACAGCCCCGCCAGGATCAGGATCCCCGGCGACCACAACGCCAGGTGCTGCAGCGTGGTCCCCCACGGCGTGACCTGGTGCTCGGCGAGGTGCCGCGCCAGGGCCTCGGTGAGCTGGTCGGTCGTGATCGCCATCCCCATCATCGCCACGCCCCTGCGGTGGCGGCCTGCGGCGTGCACACCGGATCCGGGTCCGCCGGGCCGCCGTTCGCGACCTGCAACTGCGCCCGCATCGCGCAGCGGTCGGCCAGGACCTGATCCAGCCAGGCCCGGTAGGCGGCCCAGGCGCGCACCGTGAACGCGGTGCGCGGAACCGCCTCCTCCTCGGCCGGCAGCGAGTACACCGTCACCCCGTGCTTCGTGCTGCTGCTGTCCAGCGCCAGCACATCCCGCGCCGGCGCGACACTAAAGGTCGCCTGTGGGCTTCTGGTGCTCGCGCACGATGCAGCCAGGAGTAGGACCGCGATCAGTAGCGCGAGACTCGGCCGCCGCTGCGTTCGCATCCGCCACCGCCTTGTTCCCGACCGCCACCGCCTTGGCATCCGCGGCGACCGTCGCCCGGCTGCGCACCCCGCGCAGCGCCCACAGGATCATGGCCACGATCGCCGCGATCGCGACCGCCACCCCCGCCCACCCGTAGCTGCTCGGCAACATCGCTCGCTCCGCTCGCGCATGGCGCATAGGGCATAGGGCCCGGGGTTCTCTGCCCTGTGCTCTCCGCCCCGTGCTCCATGCCCTGTGCCCATTCCCCCTCGCGTCCGTGTCGACCGCGCCGTCCCCGAGCCTGTCGAGGAGCGGCGGGGTCGGCACCCCGGGCAGGCGCCCGGGTGCCGAGAGCGGCCTCAGCCGCTCGTCGAGGCGCCAGTCGTCTTGCTGGCGCCCAATCCCTGCACACTGCCCAGGGCCGCGTGGATCTGCTGCTTGACCTCGTCGACGTCCACGCCGGGGATCTTGGCCAGGACAAAGCCGACGGCCTGCTGGAGCTTGTCGGAGCCGCTCACCGTCAGCTCGTTGAGCTTTGCCCGCTTCGCACCCCACTCCTCGGCCATGAACACGGCGTCCCTGGCGGCCTTCCGGAGCGCCTCCTGCTTCTCGGCGCTCAGTTCGAGCCCCAGCTTCTTCGCGAGCAACGTCCCCGCCCAGACGAGCACGCCGGCCACGACCGTGGCGACGAGGCCCATCACCGCCGTCAGGAGTCCGCCCGGCTCGGCGGCCGCCGGAGCCGCCTCGGCGGCCAGGACCACGCCGTCCCAGCCCTCGGGCGCGAGCAGGGGCGGCGCGAGCAGCGCCGCGGCCACGGCCAGCACCCCCACCACCAACAGGATCGTTCGGATTCTCGGCAGTCGCATCTCCCCCCTCCAGGCGCTCTGCGCCGTGCCCCATGCCCTGTGCGCCTACGTCCGGAACAACACCTCCTGGTCCTTCGTCGCGTCGACGTCGACGTGGATCCACGTCGGGGCGTCCTCAATGCGTGTGAACCCGGCTTCGAAGGCCGCTCGAACCAGCCGGAACCGGGTCCGGCTGTTGGCACACACGATGTCCGCCGCCTCGCAGGCCTCGCCCAGCACGCCGAACCCGGCCAGGTGCGCCGAATCCTCCCGGCCGCCCTCGGCCGCGTTGTGGGCATGGCACCGGCACCCCGAGACGATCGTCAGCGGGATCCCGGCGCGCTCGCGCATGGCCTCGAGGCGCGAGAGCAGCTCGTCGGAGACCCGGCACACCCCGCACCCGCAGCGGCACGCGAACTCCGCCCGGGAGAAATGCGCGCTCAGCATGCCCCGAGCCGTGTCGACGGGATCCCCCATCACGCCCCACCCCCCGCGCCCTGTGCCGGTCCCGCCGCGATCCACGCCGCATCGTCCAGCCGCTTCACCGTGGCCACGAGCTCCGCGATCCGCGCGACCGTCCGCTCCGCCGTCTGCAGCGTCGGGTCACACCGCTTCGTCCCCGGCGCTTCCATCTGCAGCCGGATGGCCAGCGGGCAGATGATGTTCCCCAGCTCGTGCTCGAGGAACGACCGCACCCGGTGCAGATCCTCCGGGCGCAACGTCGAGAGGTCGATGTCGGGCAACTGCGGCCGTCGCACCGTCCCCGGCTCCCCTGCCGTCTCCATCTGCCCCCCCGGCCTACTGCCGACTGCCTGCTGGTTACTGCACCTCGCGGACGACCGCCTCCAGGTCCAGCCCCTCGATCCCCCGGGCGATCTCGCGCGACGCGCCGATTACCCCGCGCGTGTAGTCGGTCAGCCGATCGTGCGCGAGCGAGGTCTCCCGCTCGACCCGGCGCGCCCGTGCCGCACACGCCGCCCGCACCGCCCGCGCGATCGCCGCCTCCCGCGCCGTCAGGTCGCTCATCCCTGCGCCCCCTATGCCTCGCGTGGCGTCCCGACCTCGCCCGCCTGCCCGGCGGGCAGGGACCGCGGACCGTCGACCTCGGACCGCGCGACGGCGCGCCGCCGCGCCTTCACCGCCTTCAGCGCCTGGATGCACTTGCTGGTGTCCGCCGCGCTCTGCGGCCACGGGTGCCCACAGGCCGTCAGGTAGATCCCTTCTTGCTCCCGCCGGTCCAGGTGCAGCTCCCGCTCCGCGATCACCTTCAAGAGCTGCATCTGCGGCAAGGTCGGCCGCAGCGACCCGTCCAGCCGCCGCTCCGCCGCCCCCGCCCGCCGCCGGTCCGTCTTCGGCCTCCCCCGCGCCCCGTGCCCTGTGCCCTGTGCCCGCGGAATGTCCGCCAGGATCCGCGTGAGCTCCTCCAGGGTGCAGGTGGTCAGCCCGAACTCCTCCACCAGCGTTCGCCCCACCACCTCGGACGCCCGCGCGCGCATCCCGTCCAGGTCCCACCCCGCCTCGAACGCCCGCAGCACGATCCGCTGCCGCAGCTTCCCCTCGGGGGTCAT